GGGTGAATGTGCAACAACGGTCAAGAAAAGCTACGACTACCAAAAACTACATGATGTCACCAAGGTCATCGTGAAGAACTTGAACAAGATCATCGATCTCAATTTTTATCCGGTGGAAAAGGCGAGAAATTCGAATCTCAAGCACAGGCCTCTCGGATTGGGAGTACAAGGACTCGCCGACACCTATGTGCTTATGAAGTATCCTTTTGACAGCAAAGAGGCGATGGAACTGAACAAGAATATCTTTGAGACCATCTACCACGCCGCGTTGGAGGCATCCAATGAACTCGCTATAAAACATGGCAAGACATACGGATCTTTCGCGGGATCTCCTGCATCAAATGGCATTCTACAGTTTGATATGTGGGGCTTGCATGTTCCCGATGAGAGGTATGATTGGACGTCTCTCAAACAAAAAATTAAAGAGCACGGTCTCTTGAATTCCCTTCTTGTGGCACCTATGCCTACCGCATCGACTTCTCAGATCATGGGGTTCAACGAAGCCTTTGAGCCTTTCACTTCCAACTTATATAAACGTAAGACGCTGGCGGGCGAATTCATTCTCTTTAACAAGTATCTTGTGCATGATCTACAAGAGCGAAACATTTGGAACAAGGATATCGTCAACAAACTTATTCTGAACGATGGTAGTGTTCAGAACATTGACGAGATTCCGGATGACATTAAACAACTGTACAAGATTTCGTGGGAACTTCGCCAAAAGGTGTTGATCGATCAAGCCGCCGCACGCGGACCGTTTGTCGATCAATCGCAAAGTATGAATTTGTTCATGGAAAATCCCGACTTTAAAAAGATGTCCAGTATGCACTTTTATGCTTGGTCAAAAGGCTTGAAGACGGGGATGTATTACTTGAGGACCAAGGCCAAGGCTAAAACGCAACAGTTTACCATGGATCAATCTTACAGTCGATTCACAAACTTGTCAGATATGGACACTGTGAACGACAAGAAAAAAGCACAGTGTAATGAGATGGATGGCACATGTACCATGTGTAGTTCTTGATTGATATTATTTTTTATTTTTGTTTCGTAATGCTCTCCTATACATTACGCGCTATCACACACAATGCCATTTTGATGAGTTTAATATGGATATTCAAAAACATTTGCTTTTACAAAAGAGAATATCATCAAATGCCTTACATCATTAATGACAAGTCAGTTCAAATCGAACAGGTCCCCTATGCCAAAATGGAATTAAAACCACACCAATGTGCTATTGTAAAGAAATGCATCGACATCGAATCTATTTTCATGGAGCAGTTTGTGGAGCGGATCAAACCGTCGGCATACCAGGAGTCTGCACAAAATGTCCCTCCGCAGGGTGAACAAAATGTCCCTCCGCAGGGTGAAGAAAATGCCTTTGCTGATTCCTCGAAAGAGAACAGTCTACTTCAGCAACTTAATCAGTATGGTGTCATCGGCACTTCTGTGGGTAGTGGCAAGACGTTCATCATCATCGCATTGTGTCTTTTGGACAAGTTCAAAAAGAAAAACTACTCCCACCTGACACGTATTCCCGAATTGTCCATGGGAACGATGATCGTGGTCCCCAGCCATTTATTTTTCTATTGGGAACAAAGCATCAAGAAATTTGCAGGAAATGTTTTATCCGTGACATCTTTTGATGACTATCAATCCGTTATGAAGTTGTACACCGAAGAAAAGCTGGAACTGGTACAATCAAGCGATATTTACTTGGTGTCGTCTCTCTTTTACGAAACGGTTGCTTCCTCTCTCGCTACACAAAAAATTGGATTTAAACGTGTCATTTTTGATGAAATCGATAGCATTCATACCGTATTACATACATTGGTGATGGGTGTTTGTAACTGGTTCGTTTCTGGTTCCATCAAACAGGAGCTCATCCGCAATCCTGTATTCTCGTTAGGAGAAACACTCGGAAAAACGACGATACAATCGAAAGACCTTTTGAGCTACTTTATCGATTGTGACGAAGAGTTTATTCAATCTAGCTTTAATATCCCACCTTATGAGTTTTCGACCATCACATGTGATAATCCTGTGGTAGATGCGCTCAAGAACGTGTTTATACCAAAATATCCCAAGGCGCTTTATGCCCTCAATTCGTGTGACCCACAAACCACTCTCATCGAATTGGGACAAGAAGCCGTATCCAGAATTCCAAACGACAACGTTCTTGCGGACATTATCACCAAAAATTGGGCGATTCAGATCAAGAATTTCGACGAATATATACAGAACGCGGAAAAGATGAAGACAAGCATTAACAAAGAGAAGTCTATCGCGCGCATAAATCAAGATATGGAAAAAAAAGTGGTCATTCGCAAGGATATTCAAGAAAAAGATGATTATCTTCGGCAAGAACTCGCAAAGATTCAGATCATCCACGACCGACGCCCCAAGCTAGTCACCCTGTCCAACATGATTGTCAAGAATAAAAATAAAAAGATATTGTTGTATGCCGAGTTCCCCCGGGTCTTTAGCGACATTGTCAGCATTTTGGAGAAATACAACATCAAGTATGTGGATTTTGAAGGTGGAAACAGTAGTGAAATGAACAAATCCATCGAGAAATTCAAATCCGATCCAGAAACCACACTCTTTTTGGCGTACTCCACATTGTTTAGTTGCGGTACAAACATGGAAAACCTAGATATGATCATCTTTCTTCACCGCGTGCGACCTGAAATTCAGAAGCAGGTCATCGGTAGAGGACAACGCCCGGGTAGGACATCGGAACTCAAGGTTTTCGAGCTATTGCATCGCAACGAAAAACGTGCCAAGTAAACAGTTTCTCAAAAATTGAAGTTTGATATGAAGCAAGACTATATAAGTCATAAACAACATATTATATCAATAATCATGGCCCTTCGTGAATACGCGCGACAAAAAATAGCCGAACAAGTACCTTGCTTGAACACGAAGCAAGTCGCAGATTTGGAAATAGGTATTTATAATTGGTGTATTCATTATGCTGATCTTGCAGATATCATCAAGAATTGGGGTAATAAAAGATTTGCCAATATGTACAAGGCCAAAGCCATTTCCATCTTGGTCAATTTGAATCCCGATACGTATGTAAATAACGAGCGACTCCTTCAGCGCTTGAAAGAAAAAGAATACAAACCTCATGATATTCCTTTTATGAAACCCCAAAATACTTTTCCGGAGAAATGGAGGCATGTCTTGGACAGAAAGCAGGTCAAGGAGCATTATGCGTTCCAAGACAAACAAGAGGCGATGACGGATCAATTCCTGTGTGGAAAATGCAAAAAGCGCGAATGCGTCTATTACGAGTTACAAACAAGATCAGCGGATGAACCCATGGATGTCTATATCACATGCCTCAACTGCGGCCATCGTTGGCGCATCTAGATATCTTGGAATGCAAACATGGTTTTTATGGGTGCAAAGCTCGTGCGATGAACACGACACGGTCCGTACTTTTGCAACCCTTGAAGATGTTCTTTCGTTCCATATGCCTTGTTTTTCTTGAATCCATACTTGCTTTCCCAATTTTCATTTTTGTATTCATCTGTGAACTCAATCACATGATGATCGCGATAAACTTTGGCCAGAATGCTCGCCGATGCTACGGATAGATACTGCCCATCTCCTTGTGGCACGCATCGTATGTGAATATTGTTCTTATCATACATGTCGCTTGCCAGAAACTTATCTCCATCGATGAGCACATTAATTTTGCATGGGCTTGCCAGGTTTTTCAGCTGTGACAAAACACGATCGACACAACGCTTCATAGCTTCTTGTACCGCGTAAAATATGTTCATGGTATCTATGTCATGAACAGAAACAGGTTCGATAATCCAGCATGCCGCATGTTTTTTGATGATTTCTGCGGCTTTCTCACGTGCACATGGAGACATTTTTTTAGAATCCTTGATACTATCAATACATGCTTCATCTTCCTGATCAAAAAAACCATGTAGCACGTCTTTAGGATATGCCACTGCTGCGACGTGGGCATCAAACGCGAGACATCCGCGTCCCACTTCGTCCACGCCAATCTCAAAGTCGCAATGTGCATTCGGAAGGATCAGCATCTCGGAAAAGGACACTTTTAGATGTCCGTATGAAAAAAGAATCAAATTTTCTACTTATTCTGAAGTGCAAATATGCAAGCCTGAAGCAAGCAATCGGCCAAATCATCCTTTTTTTGTATGTTTTGTGCGTTTGTGTCTGAGTAAGATTGCGTATCGACAATGTTGGTGTTCATCATATGCGTCGCGAGTTGCTTGGCCAGGGTCTTATTATACTTGTAACCTTTTTTGGTATCTGGACATTTGATCTGCATGATTTCTTCGATAGTTTTTTTATCTGGAGGCGGGAGGAAATGCAACACTTTAATCTTGTTACTTGCGGATATGAGGTGCACTTCGTAGCAGGCATCATCCGGATAAAAGAGTTTCATCATATGAAAAAAGGTGAAAACGATCATTTGTATGCTTTTCATGATGGGATTCTTGAGACTCGGTTGATTTTCTATAACGATGGCGCTATATAAAGACAGTTTCTCTTTAGCGAACAAGGTATTGAGCATGTGCAGCAAACGTGGTGTATGCTCGTTAATGTTGTTCCCTTTTGTACCAGACTTGTTGGAAATATCGAGTACGTCCCATTCGTGCAACATGATGCCTTTTTCCAGCCCGATGTTTTTCTGTGAAACGACGTCGGCATGAATGTCACAATCACAAAATGCAAGATTTTTGATACCTATATCAAAACTCAATATGCGCATATGACCCTTTTCCTTTTTATTTCTTCTTATTTTTTACTGTAATAACGTGCTTATATTATTTATGCTTCAAACATTAATGGTCTTTTTGGTAGCGGATTGAGATTTGGCAGGCCTACCCCTCTTGGCTCCGTTGGATGCTTTGGTGGGTGCAGCTTCGGTTGATGCGGGAACCGTCTGGTTGTTTTTCTTGGTGGAAAACACGCCGCTCAAACTCATATCGTCGGGAAGATCGGAGAATTCCGATTCCAAATCCGATATAGCATCGAGCTTACCATCGTGTGCATTATCGAGGCTTTGGAGTTCTTGAAGGATGGCGTCCACATTACCGGGACCCTTCATTTGAGCCCCATGTTCTGTGTGTCCTCCCGAAGGGGATCCACGGGGCATGGGCATCGGTGGAGGCGCGACACCGCCTCTTTGTGGGGGTGGTCCGCTGTCATTGACAGGAGATCCGCTACTTCCTGTGAACATATTTAAAGCCGTACCGATCATTCCAAACAGGTTGGACATACCAGGGCCGCCTCCGCCTCCACCTCCGGAATTTGCACCCGGTGCTGCTGAGGGAGGCGGACTTCCTACGGTTTGTGATGGCATCGCCGCACTTCCGCCCATAGGCTGAGAGAAAGAATTCATCATTTGTGGCATGAACGACGGATTAGCTTTGACGGCATCGTTCAGAATGGGGAAATTGTTCAAAAACATGTTTCCGATGTGGAAACTCATACCACTCATGAACAAAAGACCCGCCAACTCCACTTCGGGAGATACGAGCGTATAGTTGCGGTACTTGATATAGAGTTTTTTGAAAACGTTATCATAACTCCCTTTTTCCATTTCCAGGTACACACTCTGTGACCATCCCGACAAACGCAACTCGAACGGTAAATAGCGTCTCACGAGGGAATTCGTGCAAATAGTTTCGACAATGTTGACGACAAATATAATGAAACGACGAGAGCTCTGAATAGATTCATCTAGTTCACAATCTAGCTCTAGTTTTTGATATGCACCTTTGATTTCCTCTAAACTCGACGCAATCGTTAGTTTGCGGAAATATTTCTTTCCTTTTTGCTCGAACCGATCGATTTCAAAAAGCAGTTCTTGTTTCTTGTTCAAGATGTCATCTGCCGTCATTTGGCGTTTCTCATAGGGATCTGGGTTATGATTTTGTTTTTTATGAGAAACATACGAAATCTCCGACACGTACGAATCTCTGTCTTCGCTTTCATTATCCCATAATTTTTCACGTGGCATGCTGGACTTTTTCTTTGAGCCAAAAGATGGTGGCATGCGCCCACTCGTCTTTGGTGCCCCTCCAAAGCGCATGCCTTCGATGTTACGAAAATCAACTTCTGAACCTGCGGAAGAAGACATTACATCCTTTGTGTTATAGAGTGACTGTTTTTGTTGATATGATTTACGGGATCCGCTTCCTTTAGAACTCGACTTTTTTGAGAGAAACGAATTCCTATCTTCTTCATCGTCACTCTCTTTTTTGTATGGCATCCTTTCCATCCCTTGTTCTTTCTTGTTACGTGTATTTAAGTAATCTTCGTTCAATAAAAGATCAAGTCCGAGATCGCTCTGCGACTTCTTATCCAAATCCTCGTCTTCTAGTTCATCTTCATTATCTGTGTTAAACATACTATTGCTTAAAGACTCATGTAGACCGTTGTCCGAGTTTTCATCATCTTGGCTATTTCTTGCGTCATAGTTCATGACCTTCACGATCATCCCCTTGGATTATAACTTGACAATGAAAAATGTTTATGCGATTAAACGCATGTGTGATTTGATCCCGAACATTTGTTGCGTACGTGATAATCGCGTAAAATATTGTCAACATCATCTTCGCGGTGCGTGGGAATCTGACCATTCCTCTTTTTTTCTTCGAGCATTTTTACAATGTCTGCTTTACATTGCTTTGCACTACGTTTTCGATAACAAAAAAGAATCTGTGGATGAATCTGATATCCCTTGAATTCCGAAACATCAACGAGTGTGAATTGTTTCCAAAAGTTCATCTGTTCTTTATCCCATGTTGGAGAGTTTATAAATGTATGCAGCCTTTTCAGAAAAGTTTCCATCTCTGCATAAGAATATTGCATTTTCGGCGTATTCTTACTTTGTTTCTTTTCACGCGTAAATTCGATTAACGTGTATTCATTGATGTAACTTTGATAGATCATGTACAGGTTTTCTTTGGTACGCGGGTGCACCAACTTTTCGATAACAAACACATGTCCTGGAAACATCTTGGGCATTTCTTTTCCTGCTCCTTTGTAATTTTTATTTTTTGTCATCATGGTATTGGTGATCATAACATAATACACCATACGCCGCTGAGAAGGCTTGAGTACATCTTGCATTAATTTGAAAGAGATCCGTTCGATAATTTTGGTTTTCTGTGGATGGTTATCCAATCGCTCTTTTACATTAGACACGCGACAAAATTCGGTGTCCTCTTTTGCCTTTTCCCCGCATAAGAGAAACATCATGGTGATGGCGGTATACAAACATTTTGTATATGTATTGCCAGTGTTTAGATCAGTGCGAAAGACGTCAATGAGAACGTTGAAATACCGGTAGATAAAATATCCCAAATCACAGAATTTGGCAGGTCTTTCACTGAATTCCATTTGTAAATCTTATACAGATAAAGCACAAAATATTTTTTAATGTCGTTGTATATAGACATGAAGTGGAAAAACGAGTATGTATTCTTTTTACTCTCATTCATTCTTGCAGTCATCCTTATTCAGCACAGCTCATCCATGGACCTTTTTGAATATATACTGACATTGTTCGTGTTGTCTATTATTCTCATGTTTGTCTATTACATTTTTACGCATACCAAAGAGAGTTATGAGAATACCCGCGGAGGCACGGTCTTTAAAAACGTAGTACCGCGTGACCACGAAGAATCCAATAAGCCAAATCCGTCCCCGAATCAGTCTTTTTATCGCCATGCAGTTTGGAATTTTCTGGCGAATTTACCGCGTTACATCGGTGAGTTCAAAAAGGTCGGAAATGATGGACATACTGATGATGATAGTGTGACGATTGATTTCCATCATGCACAAAAAAACCACCCTACGTATTACAAACTAGGTGTTTTTGACAGTTTGCAAGACAAGAGTGAAAAGTATTTCAACGATGAAAGATTTGGAGAAATATTATCAAAAATAAAGCATATGAATGCTGGTCTTGTGTGGCTACATAGACATAAATGTTGTATATACAATCGATTACGTGAGAAATTTTCTTCTTAACAAAGAAAAGCAAGATGATGTCTGATCCAATGTCGATGTTATATTTCGTATTCTTGGGTCTCATCAGTTTTCTTATCGCACTTTTTCTCGTACTAAATTACCGTAAATCATATGGTTCTGTGCGTGAAAACTTTACCCATGTAGAGGATAAAGACGATTATAATGCGCGCTTAAAAGTTATCGACATTTTTGATTCTTATCTGAAACGCAACCCAACGCCCAAAGAAATCAGTAAATACAGTCAATTTGAGAACGAGCAAGACATCATGGCATCTGTCATGAAAGATTTTCCACAGGTTGCATCAACAAAAAAAGGATCACATGAAAGAAAGTCCAAGAAAACGAGTAAAAAGCCCGCAGAAAAAAAGAAACACCAAGAAGAAGAATTCACTACAGAAAATGAAAAAGAAGAGGTAGAGGAAGAGTATGAAGACGAACCGGACGAGGAAATCTCAGAAGAAGAAATGGAAGAGGAAGAACAAGAAGAAAATCCAAAAGAAGAGAATACCATGATGCTACGTATCGAAAAAGATAGAGTCAATCGCG